GGTAACTTCGGTATCTGCACTATCAAATTCATAAATATCTGCTTTTTTTGAATACCAAATTATATTATCTCTTGCTATCCAAAGTCTGTTATCAAATATAAGTGCGTTGATACCATATACAGCTCTCTCGTCTCTATCCGTAAGCTCCATATCAACAATGATATTTTCGGGGAGCTGCGTTTGTTCGTTTATAACGTCCATTTCAACGGTAAACATTTCTTGTCCGTTTGTAAAGAAGAATAAATCAGACCAACCCTGCATAACATCAAAACCGTTAGCCATGCCTGTTGGTGTTAGATTTGTTTTCAGAGCAACTAAATGCCCTGTTTGGCTGTCTTTATAATAGAGTGTCCCCACCGTTGCTGTTTCTGCATAAACAAAGAAATATTTTTTAGTTTTTTGTGTACTTTCAAACAGCTTTATAATTTTTGCAGAACCCTCTAAATCAGAATTTATTGATACATTACCTTTTACGGTTCTTATTCCGACACCGCTGTTTGTTCCGGTGTAGTACAATTCTACATTCTGAATATCTTGGGCGGTTATTGCTTCATTTGAAAAAGCAGCATTTCTTTCTCTAATTCCGCCAAAATTATTACACAATAATTGAACTATGCTGCTCATTATTACCACCCTTTAGTTTTGTCTTTGTTAATACCTCTTGTATTTTTGATAAGAAGTTTATAGGCATCTTTGTATTGCTGCATATATCCTGCGTAGTTTTCGTCTTTTTCGCTTGCTATTGCGTATGTCATAGCGAACGGAAGCAACGCACTTTTAAATAATTGTTCATATTTTGGCAGAATATCAATATAATCGGTTTCATTTTCCAAAGTGGCTTTTGGTATGCCGTTACTTGTTTTAGCTGCATAAATACTTTGGTAATCAACACTTACGACATAAGAATTGTCCGGTGTTGGATATAAATATAATTTGTCATTTTTTAGATAAAAAGATGTCGGTTTTCCGGTTGCATCTTCTAATATTTCGTAATTTGGCTCGTATTCTAAATAATTGTTGTCAATATTTACAGCAAAAACTGTTTCGTGATTTATTTTTTTCTTAATTATATTGCCGTTTGGTGTATTATATGATGCAACACCTGCTCTCGTTTTAAATATAAGAGTTTTTTCCCTGAAAGGAAAATCAAAGCTGCACCAAAGATTATTGAGAGCTTTTTGGATAGAAGTAGTAACAGACTTTTCAAACTCATCAATACTTTCAACATCTCCGTCAAACATTGACCATGCTTGACCTGTCATATCATTATATAAATCTAAGTATGTAATCGTCATAACTACCTCTATCCCTTAAAAGCTTTTTATGCAATAGTAAGAGCTTTTTCTACAAGAGCATTTTTATTATCGCTTCTTGAAAAAGCAATTCTGTTTTCGTTCAAAAGTTCTTTAAGCTGTATAACAGTTTTTGCTTCAAGTTCTTCTTTTGTGAACTTTGCCGGAGCATCAGCAGGAGCTTCTGCATCTGCCACTACCATATTTTCAATGTTGCTTGGAGCTTCGGAAACTTCGGGAGCTTCTGCTTCTTCTACAACAACTTGACTATATGTGGTTGGTTTTTCTTCAACTTTTTCAGCAAGAGCTTTTTCTACAATTTTCTTACCGTCTCCAACAACTACGTAATTTCCTCTATCTTCCTTTACAAGTCTGATAACTTCTTCTTCTGGAAGTTTGAAAGTATTACCTGTCGGAATAAATTTTATTTCAAGTAATTTAGTCATTTTCTGTCCTTTCATATTCAAAAAAGAGGGCAATTATGCCCTCTCTTTCTAACCTCTTGATGCAGGTTGATATTGTGGATCTAAACCTGCTCTCTTTGCAACTGCCCAAATGTTACCTGTAAAGCCGGAAACAAAATCAATATTAAGAGAACCGTCTCTATTTTCAAATCTTGATATATCTTCCAAGATAACAGTTGTAATAGCAGCTTTTGTAAGAGCAATAGTTAAATCGCCTAACATTGCGTTAGGATAGTTATTACCTGCTTTTAAAATCATTGAGCTGTCATTTGAACCTGAACCGCTTGTGTTTTCAACAAAAATCTGTAAAGAGTTATTTTTGTTATCCAAAGCATTTGCGATTTTAATACCGTTTGCTTGTGTAACTGCCTGTTTAGTGATTTTAATTATTTCTACTGATTTTGATACATCACCAACAGGTAAATGAACATTAATACTATCTCTTGTCATTTTATTATCCTTTCATTTTAAAAATCTAACCTATATACAAAATGGGGGATAATATCCCCCACCAAACTAATTGCGAGTTGAAAGTGCCAAAGGTGCTGAAATCTTAACAGTACCTAACCAATCAACACGAGGAGCTCCAACACCAAACAAGCCATATCCTTTGTAACGAGTATTGAAGTTCTTTTCAGGCATGTAGGACTTCATATTAAGATTAGAAGATACACCACCTGCAAGAGTTTTGCCCTTAATACCGAACAGAGGATAGTAAACATTTGTTTCGGGAGATGCCACGTTATTGGAGATATAAATATCCCAACCTGATAAATGACCGATAAACCCTTTTTCAAGTTTTCTATGACCTGATTCTACATATGTGAAATCTTTAAGTTTCTGTAAGTAGAACTCATATTCAGGCGGAAGAATTGCTATCATTTGTCCGTCTATCCAATTTGTATGACCTTTTCTGTCTCCTCTTTGGAATTTAGCTTGCATATAAGCCAAAATCTCTTTTGCGTAATCTGCATCAAGTTGAATAGCAGAACCGCTGTTATCAAGATAATGACCTGCTCTTGTGTAGAGGTTAGCATAAGCTGCATCTACTGCTGCTGCAAATTGTTTTGTAGCATCTAAAGAATAATCTTTTACAAGATTTACCTGTTTATCAGGTTCTTTAGCAGATTCAATTTCTTTCTTTTTAAGTTCATCAATTTCAAAGTGGAAACCTTTACCTTTGTCAATTCTGACTTTTGTAGTAGAAGTTGTTGCTTCTTCTGCATCAGGTAAATCTCCGCCTGTGTAATTGAACAGGTCTATTGTTCCGGGCATGATAACATCAACTTCATCACCCTTATTTACTCCTGTTTTGAACTCTGTATGAGCCAATTTGCCCATAACTAATTCATTGTAGAAGTATTTTTTGAAGCATTGTTCAAAAGTTCCTTTAATAAATTGTTCTATACTCATTTTTTATCCTTTCCGTTAAATTAACTTACTAATAGCAGCTTTCATATCTTTCTCACTCATATTAAGCAGGTTTCCCTTAACTTCGTTTGAGTTATTGGAAGAATCGTTACTACCCATATTAGAAGCACCCTCAATTTCGTCCGTTTCAGATTCATTCTCGTTGTCAATATTGTCTTTTATGTTTGCCGACTTGAGAATGTTGTCTCTGTATTCGTGCATAAGTTCTACTAATACATCTGCTTTCAAATCACAGCCGTATGCCTTAAATGCTTCGGTGAAGATTTTTGTAAAAGCAGGGTTGTTAAATTCTTCTCTATATTTTTCTACATATTCATCAAGATATGCTCTTGCGGAGTTTTCCATTTCTTCTTTTAGGGCTTCTTGTTCTTTGAATTGAAGTTGTCCTTTAAAAATTGCCATTTCTCCTGCAATATCTTCTATGGTGTCGGTAGAAAATTGTGATACGATTGTATCTCTCAACTCTTTAGACGGATTTCTACGATATTCGGCTAACAGCTTGACCATTTCATCAGGAAATTCGCACTCGTGAATGTGTTTAGCATAAGCATCTGCTTCGGCTTTTACCACTTCTTTGTGTGTTTCAAATTCCTTTACCGAATTGAAGCCATTTTGGTTAGCTTCCTTGAGTGCGTTTTCGTCAAGTATCTTTTGTAACTCGTCCGCCTTTTTAGATTTTTGGCGGAGTTCTCCGAGTTCTGCCGACTGCTCTCCGAGTTTTTTCTCAAGATTTTCGTAACCTTTTAAAGCTGCTTCCAAACTGTCAAATTTTGGTTTTTGGGCTGCTGCATTTTCCTGTTCTTGACCGTCCGGTTGCTGCTCATTTTCTCCGTCATTTGTAGTTTGTGTGCTTTTTTCTGCAGGTTCTCCGTTCTGTTCTCCTGAATTGTCGTCATTGTCTGACGGTTCGGAAGTTGTAACATCAACATCAGAATTGTCTGCTGTGTCTGCCACATCTACATGGTTGCTTTGTTCAATCGTTTCTAAACCCATAAATTACTCCTTATTTTGTAATCGTTCTTTTTGTATATCTTCAAATTCTTTAGTCCAATTATCCGTAGATGCTATAAGTTTCAACATTCCTTTAAGCTCTAACGGTTCAATGTCGCTTTTGGACAGTTCTAAAATCTTTTTAAGCTGCAGGTCTCTAATATCTTTATAAGTGCTGCCGCTAATCAGACTTGCTTTAAACTTTGCAAGCTCAAACTTTTCTTTTGTTATCTCGCCCATTCGTTACTCCATTGGTTGTGCTTCGGGTATGCTTTGGTCGGGTATTGTTTCGTCAGCTTCCGTTGGTGTGCTGCTTTTTTCTCCCTGTGCAACTTGTTGATTATATCCCTCAACTATTGCTCTTATGCGTGGATCTTCCAATAATCTTTGCTGTATCTCTAAAGGTATCTGCATACCCATTTGCAAAAATCTTTCAGGGTTCTCAACATCTTTTTGTTCCATATACCAAGTAAACAGCTCTTGAACATTCAACGGCAGATATTGAGCAAATCTTTCTACCGCTTGCATAATCATATCTGCTTTATTGCTTCTTTCGGTTGTTGCTGTTCTGTCAGAGTATTTATAACGATATTCGCCCTGTCTTATGCTGTCATTTATGGTAATTGTTTCTTTTTCTGAACCTTTATCAACAAAAATCTGTTCTTCTCCGGACTTAAAATCGGCTCTCAATTTTGCTACTTTTTTGACATCATCAATAATCATATATTGGTTAATAATGTCTATAAGCATTGATAATCTTGTAAGCTGTCCCTGTGCTTTTGTGCTGATTTCGGTTGCTGTTTTTGCTTTGGCTTCATCAGCTCCTGCCATATTAGGAAAGATGCCTGATGTTTCAGCCATTAAATCTGATAAGAATGTGATGTCATTCAAGAACACCGAAACGGCAAATTCCATTTGTTTAATTTGAGCAGGGTTAAGGTTGTCTCCAAATTCAATAACCTTTCCCGGATATAATTTAATTTCTTCTTCATCAAAAAAGCCCTCCGGAGCATAAATCGGTGGGTTTTCTTGTAATGCTTGCATGTCGCAAGTTCTATTCATTAAATCTTCTTGCAGCTCTGCAAGTGATAAAGTGCAATATAACGGTGAAATACCTCGTCCTGTTTCGGGGTCTGTTATAAAAGTACCGAATGTAAAAGGGTTAATAATTCTGTTATTTTTATCAAATCTGATAAGGTATTTTTTAGCAGCAATAACAACGTGCCAATTTTTTAATACTGTTCCGTCTTGTAGTGTGAGATTTCCCCAATGTTCTAAAAGTTCAACAGTTCTGCCGTTGGTTTCTTTATTCTCCAAATCTTTATCCATTTGAGAATCACCCATTTCGGGTTCTTTTGTTGATGCTTTAATAGCTTCTGCTGCATCTTTTGACACTTTGTAATATTTGTTGTTTATAATATCGCTTGGAGTTTTGAAGCTTCTGTATATTTTAGGGCAGTCGTCCCAATTTTCTTTTTGTGAAGCATCAAATACAAAGTTTGCAGGATTAACGGGATAAACATAAGGGTTGTCATAAATCTGTCTTTCATCAACAAAATAAAACTTTCCTTTTGCTAAAGCTGCAAGTGCTTTAGGGTTTATTAAGTCTTTGGCTGTTATTTGTCGTCTGACTTCTTCATACTTCTTTTTCCAAGCACAAAAAGTAATCATTTCGCCGTGAAGAAGAGCATAATCTATTGTCTTATCACAAGTTTTTTGATATTCCATTTTTTCAAAGCAGTCCACAAGTGCTGCTTTTTGTTTGTTACTTTCATTATCTGCTTCTTGGTTCTCGCCTGAAACATCAAACATTGAATTAGTGTTGGAGTAAGTATTTTTCCATATATAAGATTTTAGAACTTCATAAAACATATAAGTTTTACACATATTTACTTTTGTTTTCCAACATTCGTATTTATCTTTTTTGCTTGTTGCTAATTTGTATGCTTTTTTAAAGAAAATCTCGTTCGTTAATTGTTCAGCCATGTCAAGATTTTGACGGCGGTTTTCATTAAATATCTCAAAATCATTGACTACATTCTTTGTGATGTAATCAATATCCTCTTTTGATAATTTTTTGGTTGTTTTGTCTATGATGTATTCAAAACTCATTAA